CTGTAAATCAATCCTTCGTCGATATGCATTCTTGTCCATCAAGTAGTCAAGCCAAACATCAGATGTATTATCCGTTGCAATAATGAGTTCGCATTGAAAACGTGCTAAACGCTTGTTTTCAACTTCTGCTACATTCATTAAATGTGGTGCATTGTTTTTCCATTGAATCACCTTCAACGGAAACGGAATCACATCTGCTGTCTGGTATTGAGCGTTTATCTGATTTGCATCATCACATACAAGTATGCGATGCTCCTTCGAATTGAAGTTTGTTTCATATTTTGTCGCCAACTGAGAATAGTGGGCCATACGACTATACTGGGAAAGTTTTTCCCTCTTATAATCGTCTGACCTTCCTTCTAAGTCAAACAAATGACGCAAACCTTCAATTATAAAGCCTGTGATCATCATCGTCTTGCCAAGACCAGGATTTCCAACAAGGTGGAGTATTACAGGTTCTTTTCTAAAAATCGAACCTGAAATAGGAGAGCTCAAAATTTGAGAACATATACGAGATAACTCGCCATGTAATGTCCTTAAGTGCACTCCCTCACCTGTATTGTGTGGTATAATCTTGATCAATTCGGTTGCTTCCTTCAACATCTCATATGCTTCTTCCTGTCGCATCTCATTTGTCATTAAAGACTCGTGAGCATCGCGACCTCTACATGATTCGATGAAGGTAGCCACCTTTCCCACTCGTGCGTTTACATCAAGGGCTGGGTTGAAATGTGTGGTCATTAGTTTAAAAATATTGACCATACATTGAACAATCCAGTCCAGGCCTATTGCAGTACGTGGCAATTCGGGGACTAACTTTGCAAAAGCTGTGATTACACTATCTCCAGGTTTCTTCTTAAAAAGAAACATAAAGACAATAGTAATCAAAGCTACTGTTGGTGTAGTCCCTTTCATTACCAAGCTACTGAGTCCATCTACTTGATACATTCTTTGGAACTTTGTTGCTGTGAATACAAAAGCAATCAAAGTAACAACTTCCAAAGGCTTTGCGTTTACGTTG